CTATCTGCGAGGGGAGCTTTGAACATTGGTAAAAGCTTTGCTAAAGATGCAGGAGAGCTGTATGATGCTCAGAATGAATTTGTAAACAACATGAGGTCGCTAGACAATCCTCTTAGTGACAAAGAAATCAACTCAACACTTAAAAACCTATCTAAATATGGTGCCCAGACTAAGTACAATGTAGCTGAGCTTACTAACTTGGCAGGTGCATTAAAAGGGGCAGGATTTGATAAGGAGTTTGGAGGTTTTGATAACCTAACCAAAAACCTTGCTAATATCTCAGCCCTTGCTAGTAGCCCTTCTAATGCCCTTAAACGTGTATCTACACAGATTAAACAGATGTCTCTAGATGGTAAAGTCTTAGCAAGAGACTGGAATCCTATTAGGGATGCAATCGGTGGTACAGCTACACAAAAGATTGTCCAGAAGTTTAAAGATGAATATGGTTTTGATAACCTAGCTGATGCCATGAAAGAAGGTAAGGTACTAGGTAAAGACTTTATCAAGGTATTGAATGAAGTTGGTCAAGACCCTGCTTTGTTAAAGGCTGCAACAAATACTAAGACCCTTAAATCAGCTTGGGAGAACATGAGAGAATCCCTTACTGTAGGTCTTGTAGGTACTCCATTTGAACCAGGAGCTTTAACACCTGCTATTGATGGACTAGTTAAGTTAATGAATACAGTATCAGAGAATGGTGATGTTATTCAAAACTTTGTAAGTAAAGGTGTAGGTAAAGCAATGTCACTCTTTAAAGATATGTTTGGAGAGTTTGACTTTAAACAAGGTCTTAAAGACTTTGTAACTTACCTAGCTCCTATTGGTAAGGGGATTGAATTACTAGCTAAAGGCTTTGCTAAGATTAATAATCACGGTAAGAATACTGGTAAGATTCTTGGTGGTATTATTACTGCTTCTGCAGGTTGGTTAGTAGTATCTAAGATGGCACGTTCTGTAAGGGCATTATCAAGCACTCTAGGGCTGTTAAAGAACTTTAAGAACCCTTTTAGTAGGGGTGGAAGTAGTGGCTCAGGAGGGGCTTCTGGTGGCTCTACAAGCTTATTAGGAGGTCTTACTAAGTCTCTAGGAGACTCAGCTAAGATGTTAGCATTTGCAGGTTCTATTAAGCTTATTGCTAGTGCCTTTAAAGACATTAGTAATACTGACATGGACTTTACTGAAGCTACAGTTAAAGTAGGTACTATGGTAACTATGGTGACTGCTATGGCAGGGTATGCTGTAGTTATGGGTAAAGCCATTAAGAGGTTTAAGCTTAGTAAAGACTTAGCTACTGGTGCTGTTGCTATTGCAGGAGTAGTAACTGGTATGCTTCTTATGGCTAAGTCTATGGAACAGCTTAATAAGATTAAGTTTGATACTGGTAAAGTATATGGTACAGTGTTAGCAATGACAGGTCTTATTGCAATTTTTGGTCTTATTGCTACTGCTATTGGTGGAATGATTGTAGCTTCAGAAGGTATAGGTGAACTAGCTTTAGGAGCAGGGTTATTATCTATTCTTGCTATATCAGGTACTATGGTAGTAGTTGCTAAAGCTATGGAGTCTGTAGCTAAGACTGTAGCTAGAATCAATAAAGTTAAATTACCTAATGCAGGTACTTTCGGTAAGAAGATGGTTAACTTTACAGCTCTTGTTACTGAAATGAGTTTAGCTAGTTCCTTTAGTGGTAGTATCTCAACACTAGCTCTATTACCATCTATCTTTGGTACTATCAGTAACCTAGCACAAGCTATCCAAATTGAGAGTATCATTAACCTTGTCAACAAACTTAATAAGCTACAAGGTAGTGTTAAGAATATTCCTGACAAGTCTAAGTTCAAAGATACCATCAAGAAACTTAAGAACATGACTGAGCTTATAAGTGAGCTTAGTACAGTAAGTGGTGGTGGTATTAAGAATCCTGTAGATGCACTTAAGTCTATTGGAAATACTTTTGGTAATATTGTTAAAGGTTTAGAAGTAAACTCTATAACAGATAATATTACTAAGGTAGCTAACTTAATTGCTACACTAAGTCAGCTCAACATGCCTGAAGACCTATCAGCTCTTAAGACTAAACTTAAGAATATTGCTAATATCCAAAAGACACTTAATAGTGCTTTTGCTGATATTCAGTTTGGAGATAAAGGAGGAATATCTAACCCATTCATTCATGGACTTAATACTCTTTCTTCATTCTTTGATGGTTTTGAGACAGGAAACAATATCAAGATATTCAATAAGGTATCTAAGTTTGTTAAAGACATCCAGGACTTAGAACTCCCTGATGATGTAAGTTCACTTGTATCACAGGTTAGGAAGATTGGTCTTATTCACCAACAACTTAATCAAGCATTTTCAACATTCTCTCTAGGTACTGTTTCTGTATCTTACCCTATCCTTAATGCTATTAATGCTCTAGGTACATTCTTTGATAGTTTAGCTACAAGTAATCTTATCAGTACAGTTAAGAAGCTTACACAGTTCATTAAAGATATTAATGAGGTAGAAGTACCTTCTGACACATCTGCTATTGATGAAAAGATTAGTAACCTAACTAATGTCATGAATAGCCTTAAGAAGTTAGGGAATGATTCATGGCTTGATTCTATTAACTTCATCAGTAAAGGACTAGAAGCTCTTACCTCTAAACTTGATGGTGCTTCACTAGATGCTAAATTTAAGTCATTCACTAAACTAATTGACTTTGTTAAGAAGATTAGTGACCTTAAGTTAGATGATGCAGGTCTTGAAGCTTTAGAAACTAAACTAGATAACCTACAGACTACACTTAAAAAAGTAAGTAAATTTGAAGTTCCTACACCTCCTGATGTAGGTGATAAACTTAAAGGTTTTGAGAACTTCAAGAAACTAACTGATAAAATTAAAGATATTGTTGACAGCCTTAACAATATCCCTGATGGATTGGACATCTCATCTAAGATTGAATCAGTTAAAAATGCTTTGTCTAAGATTAGTGAACTAGCTACACTTGACATCTTTGGTAAAGATACACCTTTCAATAAGGATGTAACATCCAACATCAAGAGTGTAACTGAGTTTACAAGTAAGCTTAGTAGCATTGCTTCATCACTTAATGAAATTAACTCAATAGAAGACCTTAGTGGTATTCCTGCTAAGATTGAGCAGTTAAGACAAGCACTTCAATTAATCACTCAAGCAGGTGAAAACGGTGGAAGTTTAATGTCTATGTTTGATGCCTTTAAAGGTAAATCAGATTATGGTAAACTAGCAGAAGAAGCAAGTAATATGATTAATTCACTTAAGACTATTGCTGATGCTCTATCTCAGATTCCTGACTTGATTAACATTGAAGGTAGTGGTATTGAAACACGTGTAGCTAAGATTCAATCAGTTCTTAAATCATTAACTGATAGTGACACAGGAAGCTTTATCCAAGACATTGGTAAGCTTGCTAAAGTATCTGAAGCTGTAGGTCAAGTAACCTCTGTAGTTAATAGCTTTAAGACAATGGCAGAAACACTCATGATAATCCCAGACCTAATCAATGTAGAGGGTTCAGGTATTGAAACTAGAGTTGCTAAGATTAAATCTGTACTTCAGTCTCTTGCTTCTTCAGATGATTCAGGCTTAACTACAAGCTTGCAAAATATTCAGAAGCTATCATCTAATATTATGTCTGCAGTACAAGCAGTCAATAATATCTTGATTATTGCTAACGCTATTAATCAATTCCCTGAAGTAAATGCAGATAATTTCAACAATAGTATTAATGCTATTAAGACAGCTATTGAGAGTCTTTCAGGTATCAATGATAATGATGCTATTGTTGGTAACTTAACCAACATCTTAAACACTATCAATCAGGTACAAAATGCTCTAGCTCAGTTTGCTTCAATGGCTTCTTCACTAGGTCAACAATCAGGAGGTAACTTTGCTAATGGTTTTGTTTCAGGACTAGGTAGTAGAATTGTTGACAAGATGAATGAGCAAAAGAATCAAATTGAGAACCTTGGTTGGGAAGCTTTAGGTGCTTCAATCTCTAGTAAGATTGCTAATGGATTTGATGTAAGTTCTGTACTTAATAAAATCCAACAAATTCAATCAGCTATTGATTCTCTTAGAGGTAAGTCAGTTGATATTACTATCAATGAAACTACAGTTAAGAAGACAAAACATGCAGAGCATGGAGGATTGATTGAATATCACTCTACAGGAGGTACAGTAGGTGGTAGACTATTTAAACCACTAGGTACTGATACTATTCCTGCTATGCTAACTGCAGGTGAATATGTGCTTAAACGTTCAGTATCATCTATGCTAGGTAAGCAATTCCTTGATAACTTGAATCAGTTGAATCTTACACAAGCTCTTAAAGCTCTAGCAGGACATACAGGCCACTCTGTAGTTAATAACACTACTAACAACATTACTCAGAATGTAGATAATAAAGCTTCATTCATCAATGGTTTGAGTGAAATTAAGGGGGTAGTTAGACCATGACAACATGTTTAGGTGCTAGGTCAACTTCAGACTTTGTAGCTAGACCTAGAAGGTTTATTCAATACAATGACCTAGTGTTTAGTGGAACTGAAGCTATTAACTCTAGTCCTTCAGAAACAATAACTACTAAGTATGAAACTACAGAGTACATGTTTAGGAATGGTAGTTATTGGAAGATTACAGGAGACCAGGTTCTCCTTAAAGATGATAAGATTACTCTAGACCTATCAATTAGAACTACAGATTGGGATATGGTAAACATCCAAGCACACCAAGACTTTATCAAAGACAATCTGCTTACAGTTGGTAAGCTGTGGGCTATTGATACTGGTGGTCAGTTAATATGGTGTAATGCTATCTTAGACTCTTATACACCTACTTATGAGTGGACTATGAGAGACAACGGATACTTAAGCTTTCAAGTAGCTTTTACTAACCCTGATGCAGTATGGCATAAAGCAGATGGATATACTACTTTCCTTCTTCCTTATGCAGATTGTAATTTTGTTAACATGATAGCTAGTTGTTTCCAAAACTCTACATGCCAAGCTTTCTGTCAGACTTCGAGAACCCTAAATGGTACTTGTGAAGACTGTGCTAAAGATTGCTGTGAGCTATCTAAAGCTATTTCTCTATGTGAAGTCCAAGGGGATGTATGGTTAAGCTTTTATCAGAAGTGTAATAGTGATTACCGTATTATCCATAACTGTGAATTAGGTAGAGAAAGGTTTGGTAATGAAAGACTTTGGGGTGAATCTCACTGTGATGCTTGTGTGGATGGAGCTTGGTCTACTAAGTTCTATTCAGACACTGTAGTTGAGTCTAGAGATGTAACAATTACTCTACAAGGTAAATTTAAAGACCCTAGAATCATGATTAATGATACTATGGTTAAGCTTAAAGGTACTTATGACCAAGGCTATCTATCAATTTCAAGCACTGGTTTAGTTCAGTCATTTAGCTGTCCTACAGATGCTTTATGTGGAGAAGCTGAAGTTGTAAGTAATGAGAATCTAACACTGTGTGATAATGTATGGTGGCATATCAAGAGAGGATATAATATCATCTCAGTTGATGGTGTTACCTCAGAATCATTCTGTGTATTTATTGACTATGAAAGGTTGACTATCTAATGAACAAACAATCATCAGTAGGACTTACAGAAGAACTACTTACCAATCTAATCAACACTGTAGCTCTTGAATACCATTTCAGAATTACAGTAGAAAAGTATTATTCATTGCTCTATGTTAAAGGCACATCAGATGAAGCTGTGAGAGGCTCTCTAACAAAGAAACTGCAGTTTGCGAAGGAAACACTAGAGAGAACTACAGAACAGCGTAGAAGCGTTATGAGAGCCTTACAGAGCCTTTCTACTGAGGATGCTAACCCTGACTTGTGGTGTTCACTTAAACATGCTTCAGTTCAAATGATTACTGCTTTTGAAGCATGGCAAGTAGACATGAATAATGCAGAGGTAGAAGAAATCTATCATTCTGCAGTAGAGCTATTCAATGTAGTTGTAGCAGGATTCTTAGGATTCTACCCACAACCATGCAGTGCTTGCTTTGCTGACTCTATCCGTTCTCAGGAAGAGATGAATGAAATCATGTCTAATGTAGAATCTAAGAAAGATGATATGTCTGAAGAAGCTGTAATGGCTAGAGCTGTGGAGGTATTCGGTAATGTCCCTGACTCTGTATTGGAAACCAACTAAGGACACTAGACACTACATTACTAATGATGTATTCCTGGGAAACAATATTAGTGTAAGTCATAAAATTATGGACACACCTAGTATTAGTTTCCAACTTCCTACTGAAGTGCTTATGGATAGTCCTATTCCAGATGCACAATTTGAGTTTGTTCTAACCTTTGATAATGGTCATATCTTTCATGGTATTACTGAAAGAATTGATTCAGACCATGTTACTGGTGTTACTACTATTCAGGCAGCGCATGTAGCTACTGAACTTCAACACAGAAGAGTACCTACAAACTATGCCATCAAAGAACTTACACTAGGTGAGATATATACTTATGATGAGTATATTAGACCTG